ACGTAACGAAGGACATCACCAGTGCCGGCAAGATCCTCGACACCAGTGGTAACAGCAATCACCACACGCATTAATTTCATCTCAATACAGCCCGCCCAGCGCGGGCATTTTCACAGCTGGAGCGTGCTTTATGAGTAAGTCTAGAACCGATGGCGAATTGACCGAGACCACCGAAGCTATCGCCGTGCCAGGATTGAAACCGGCGCCGCTCGGATTCCCTGCAACTGCAGAAGCTGTTGAGCCCATCGGGCCGCTGCGCGTTTTTCGCGACAAGGTTTTCACCTCGCGGACATTGATTATGCCCGGCGGCGGCACGCTGCCAGTTATTGCTGGTCGTGTCGCTGCAAGTGGTGACGATCAATATGCATTTTTGAAAGCGCATCCAGATCTGGAGCAATTGCCGGAGTAATCAAATGATCGGAATGGATCGCCACACCGGCCAACCCATTTCCGGCATCGAGCACTTGCGGCAGTCCATGGCCGACGTCTTGGGCACGCCGCTCGGCAGTCGCCGGCACCGACCGGAATACGGCAGCAAGCTCAACGCCTTTGTCGACTTACCCGTGAATGCCGGTTGGAAAAGTTCGGTGCAGGCGGAGGCGGCCAGGGCCCTGTTGCGCTGGGAGCCGCGCCTGAAGCTGGGGAGCGTGCGCGTGCTGTCGGTGCTGGGCGGGAAAATCGATCTGAGCATTGCCGGCGAATACCTCGGCGACGACTTTCTGTTTGAGGTGAGCGTATGAGTGGCTTGGATCTGTCGGCGCTGCCGGCGCCGGAAGTGCTGGAGCCTCTGGACTTCGAAGACACTTACGGGGAAGGGCTAGAAACGTTTCGCAGCTACATGGGCGACAACTGGACCGCCACGCTGGAGAGCGACCCGGTCACCAAGGTGATCGAGGTCGGGGCCTACATCAAGCTGGGCAATCGCGCCCGGGTTAATGACGCGGCCAAGGCCTTGCTCCTGGCGCACGCCATCGGCAGTGACCTTGACCACCTGGGGGCCAATTACAACCTCAAGCGCCTGGTGATTCAGGCCGAGGATCTGCTGGCGGTGCCGCCGGTGCCGGAGATCAAGGAAAAGGACGATCCGTTTCGCGAGCGCATCCAGTTGGCCTTTGAGGGGCTGACCACGGCAGGGCCGCGTAACAGCTACATCCTGCACGCGCGCAACGCCTCGGGGCTGGTGGCCGATGCTTCGGCGGAAAGCCCGTCGCCATGCTGCGTTACGGTCACGGTGTTGAGTTCGGAAGGGGAAGGGCTGGCCAGCCCCGAGTTGTTGGCCACCGTGGCGGCGGAGCTGGATGATGAAGACGTGCGGCCCCTGACGGACTTTGTGACGGTACAGAGCGCCGAAATTATTCACTACCGCATCGACGCTATTTTGCACATGAACGGCGGCGGGCCGGAGGGCGACGCCAGTCTGACCGAGGCCACTAAACGTTTGGCGGCATGGATCAATCCGCGCAAGCGCTTGGGCGTGGAGGTGGCGCGCTCGGCGGTAGACGCGCAGTTGCACGTGGCCGGCGTCTCCCGGGTTGAGCTGACCGGATGGGTGGACCTGGCCCCGACCAAGGCGCAGGCGGCGTTCTGCACCGGTTTCGCCGTGGTGTCGGCGGGGGCAACATGACCAGCCTGCTGCCGAGCAATAGCACGCAACTGGAGCGCGCCCTGGAGGCGGCGTTTTACGAGCGCACGATCATCCCGCTGCGCACCCTCTACAACGCTCAAACCTGTCCGGTTCATTTACTGCCCCATCTGGCGTGGGCGTGGTCGGTCGATCGTTGGGACCATCGGTGGTCCGAGGCGACCAAGCGCAGCGCCATTGCCGCGTCGTATTACATCCATGCCCGCAAAGGCACGATCGGCGCTCTGCGTCGCGTGGTCGAGCCGCTGGGCTACCTGGTCGAAGTTATCGAGTGGTTCGAGACGGTGCCGAAGGGGGAGCCGGGCACCTTCGCGCTGAAGGTCGGTGTGCTGGACACCGGGATCACCGAAGAAATGTATCAGGAACTGGAACGCCTGATCGACGACGCTAAGCCGGTAACTCGGCACATGACCGGCCTCGATATCACGCTGGAAACCCGTTTAGACGCCTATGTCGGTATCGCTGTGTATGACGGCGACGAGATCGATGTTTACCCCTGGAACAATCCCGATATTGACGTGGTGATTCAGGGCTACCACGGCGTTAGCGAATACACCCTCGACGAATTGGACGTGTACCCCCATGGTTAATGCAAACTCTATTTTCGGCGGCATGCTCACAACGTTAGGGGCCGCCAAGAAAACCAACTGCGATGCGCTCGGTGTCCCGTGGGAGCCGCGCTACATGCTGATCGGCGATGCCAACGACACCGACCCAGTGCCAAATCCCGCACAGACCCAGCTGGTCCATCAGGTTTATCGGGCTCAAATCAACCAGCTCTACGTGTCGCCGACGGACGACAATATCCTGATCGCCGAGTTGGTATTGCCGCCCGACGTCGGCGGCTGGTGGATTCGCGAGCTGGCACTGGAAGACAAGGACGGGGTGTTTTCGGCGGTGGCCAACGCCGCGCCGAGCTACAAGCCATTGCTTGCGCAAGGCTCTGGGCGCAATCAGGTGGTGAGGATGCACATCATCACCAGCGGAACCGCGAACATTCAGCTGAAGATTGACCCGTCCGTGGTGCTGGCCACCCGATCCTACGTCGATCAAAAGACGTTGGGGATACGGGACTACGTCGATCAAAAGGTGCTGGAGGAGCTGGGCAAGCAGGACTTTAAGCACTCGGTGCTGGTGGCGACCACCGCCCCTGTGGTGCTAAGCGGCCTTCAGACCATTGATGGTGTGGCCTTGAGCGCTGAGGCGCGTGTGTTGGTGAAGAATCAGGCCGCAGCGAAGGATAACGGCCTGTATAGCGTGTCGGCGGCGGGTGTGTGGACGCGTAGCGCGGATGCTGATAGCAGTCTGGAAGTTACGCCCGGGTTGTTTGTGCATGTCGAGCGCGGCACCACCAACGGCGACAGCATTTGGCAACTGGTGACGGATGCGCCGATTGTCCTGGGCGTGACGGATCTGCTGTTCGAAATGGCGGCCGGGCGCACCGGTGTCAATGCCGGCACATACCGCAGTGTGACTGTGGACAAATACGGTCGGGTGGTGGGTGGGACCAACCCGACCACGCTGGCCGGTTATGGGATCACGGACGCCTTCACCAAAACCGAAACAATCGACTTGATTAACGGCGCGGGCCAAATCCCTTTGGTGGAGGTCAACACATCAAAGTCCCTGGTGCCGAACGAGTTGGGGCTTGTCCTGATTGATGCCAGCGCAGGGGCGTTGACGGTTGAGCTGCCCGACGCCAACTCAGCGCTGGGTGTTCGTGGTGTGGTGGTGCGGCGCGTCGACAACACCAGCAACCGGTTGGTGATCAAGGCGGCCGGTACCAATAAAATCAAGTTCCACACGCACTTGCGGGCCGAGGGGTATCAGTTTTTTGTCCTGATGGGGGCCGGGGATTATTGGCATTTGCGCAGTGATGGCAAGGGCAACTGGATACCGATTGCGCGCTTAGACGGTACGGCACTCGGGCGGCCCGTGTTTGAAACGATCACCGTATTGAATCCGGGTGGTCACGCTCCGTTGGGCAATGCCCTCTTTATTCGTGCCGATTGGCCATGGTTGTGGGACCACGCTCAGCAGTCGGGAATGCTGACTACGGAAGCCGCTCGTGCGGGTATGGAGGGCGGTTGGACCTCGGGCGATGGTGCGACCACGTTCCGCTGTCCAGATGCGCGCGGTAAATTCTTCCGACCCCTTGACGAGTCTGCCGGGATTGATCCGGGCCGTCCTGCGGGCAGCTATCGGCTCGATGATTACAAGAGTCACGCCCACTATGCATCTTCCACAGGCTACGGCACGCAGGCGATGGGCGGCGGGAGCATCACCTATGCCACCCCGACTGGTGGCAGCACTGGCGCCGCTGGCGGCGCTGAGACGGTCCCGAAAAACATCGCCTGGCCTGGCCGAATTAAAGTGATCTGAGGTTCTAATGAATATCTATGTGTTCAACCCGCTCGGCATCCTGACCGGGCCGTTTGAGTTGTCAGCGTTTCCGGAGGTCCCGGGGTTTGGCCAATATCTGCCGGGCAATACCATCGAGCTGGAAAATCCTTTGGCCCAACCCGAGGCTGGCCACGTATGGGCGCTGGTCGATGGGAAGCCGCAACAATTGGCCGACTATCGCGGCATGGTTTACCACACGCAGCCGCAACAATTGACCGACCATCACGGCATGGTTTACCACACGTATACCGGTGCCGAGGAGGAGCATGTCAAGCTTGGCGATCTGCCCGAAGGACTGACCGCCAAACGCTGGCCGGGTCAGTTCTACGTGTGGGATGGTGGGGATTGGGTTCTGGATGAGGCGTCGCAGATTGCAGCGGCGCAAGTGGGCGAACGAGCGTGGCGCAATGCGCAAATCGCGGACACCGATTATCTGGTCATGCCCGATTATCCGATCACCGCTGAACAGCGATCCGACCTGTATGTCTACCGCCAGGCATTGCGCGATTGGCCGGATGTGACGCTGTTCCCTGATCAGGCAGGCCGCCCCCAGCCCCCGGCATGGATTGCCAGTTTGGCCCAATAACGCCTCGCACTGACGGGGCGTTTTCTTTTCCGTTACGCGCAATTCGAACATCCCTGACAGCCTCGCTTATGCGGGGCTTTTTCGTTTCTGGAGATTGAGCCTTATGAGTTTCTTTCACGGCGTCACCACCACGTTAATCGACACCGGTGCGCGGACTATTTCGCTGCCGTCGTCGTCGATCATCGGTCTGTGCGACACCTTCACCCCCGGCATTCTCGGCGGCGGCACAGCGCTGGCCGGCGAGCTGAAGCTGATCACGTCCGAGCGCGAAGCCATCGCCGCGTTCGGCGCTGACTCGGCGATTGCCAAGGCAGCAGCGGCGATCTATGTGCGGGCCAAGGCGGTGATTGTCGCTGTCGGCGTGCCTAAGCTGGAGGACGCTGCGCTGCAAACGTCCGCCATCATTGGTGGCGTTCTCGCCGGTGGCCAGCGTACCGGCCTTCAGGCGTTGCTCGACGGCAAGAGCAAGCACAACGCCCAGCCGAAACTGCTGATCGCGCCGAAACA